ATATTTCATACTCCCGTCACTGTTCTTAACCCCTATCGACAGCGTCAGTTGTTTCCCCGCCAGCATAGCAACATCCTGGGGCTCCAGCATATATGCCATGGACACGGTGGCTCTCGAAACCAGCATCCCGTCCTCTGTCCGCGATACCGTCGCGCTCTCCGCTCCTCCCGCCAGTTTCACGCAGTACCATCGATCCGCCGTATATATCCGGCTCGTTCCCACCGTGAAGCTCTCCCCTCTCTGCCATACCGTGAACCCTCCGTTGATTAGGAGGTTCGGGTTGGAGAGGGCGCCCACCTTTTCCTCGGTATCCGCCAGGCCGCTCTCCAGGGCCGTGATTTTGTCCTGATACCAGGCCCCTCCTTGTACGTCGCCTATCTGCGAAACGATCCCCGTCACGTTGCCTCCCGCGATGGACACCACGGCCATCTCGGCCTGATAAACCATGTCGCCGTTTTGCGAGTTGATCTTCCCTTTTGTGAGCGCAGGGAATATGTCGGTGGCACTGTAGACCACGGAAAGCTCCACCTGTTCAAATGTCTCCGTGCTGCTGGTCTTGGAAAGGTCGATGGTGAGCACAATCTGCCCATATCCATCCGCAATGGGATTGGATATATCGATCTGCGTCGCCCCATCCACCAATAGAATCCGGCCCCCGATCATCAATTCTCCCGGCTGTATCGTGAGAGTGCTGGACGTCACGGACATGGAGCACCCCCATACCTTCCCATCGCCTGGGAAAATGGATTCATATAGACCCCCGTCCGTCCTGCTGGACACATGCTGGTTGTCAAATGTGCATCCCTTAATCAAAATTTATCCTCCTTCTTTATAGCAAGTCTAAATAGGGATACTGCATCTGCAGTTCCCCGCATTGTACGGTTACGATATCCGAGTGTTTCTCCTCCGTCACCCCGGAAACATAGCTGGAAAAAATCCGGTTGTCCAGCTTGATCTTCAGGGGATCATACAGGGAAAAGCCCCGGCTTTTCGGGGCTTGAAATTCGATCTTGTGGCTAAACTCGTTTTTGGCAAATTCGTCCCGGACGCTGTCTTCCACATCCTCTGCCTTTGCCACCGTCAGCGGCACCCACTCCCCTCGTATCCGGCCCGCCGCCGGTGTGGTGTCCGTGATACTGCCGTCTTCCATAAGCACCCAGGTTTTCATCTCTCCATTTTCTTCACAATAGGAGGTGATCTTGCTCACGGTCTTTTGTGAAAAGTCCTGAGAGGTCACCACATACAGCGGATTGGAAAAATCGATGTTTTTTGTCACCTTGACCCGGCGGGCAATTTGCAGCGTCAATGTGTCCCGGCTGATGCCCCATTCGCAGAAAATGTTATATAGCCGCCGCATTTTGGCCGCATACGATTTTACAGAAAAGATGTTGTTCTCCGTGTCCGGATTCATCTGGGCTGCCGTGTGAGTAACCGCCTGGGCCGTCAGGTACGGTAAGGCATAGAAAACGTCTGGGCACTGGGTAAAGTTTTCCTGCACCAGCTGGGCCAGATAATCCTCCAGATAGGTAAAGGGCGCGGGCGCATAGAACATATTCCGATCCAGCAGGCTGATGATCTGGTTCACATCCAGCCGGGTCATCCCTTCTTCCGGGGAAATCGCCTGGATGACGCCAAAAAATCCATTTTCCATATAGAGGATGTCGCCTTCCTCCGGGAGTACAGCTGGGGTCTGGATGGTGACACTGGAAACTGTGTCATAAATGGAATATTTCAGAACATAATCCAACACAAGGTTGTGAGACTTTGTTGCAAAGGTCGTTCTATCTTTGATAAATGCCCGCATCGTCACACCGTCCTATAATATCGATAAACGCGCAGCCCCGCCGTCACTCCAAGGAGAGATGTCGCTGTCAGGGAAAATTCCATAGGGATCGCGGTTGGAATGCGGAAAAAAGTGGGGATTCCTGCATTGATTCCAAGCTGCGCCGTCAGGTCGGTTTCCCCCTGCGGTGTTTTCAGCATGGCTCCGGCCTCCCGCGGAACCGTTGAAAATATGATCATTTCCCCTGCTGCGGCGGACACATTGCTTAAATCCACACGCCCGATCACCTCCCCCGTATCCAGCCGCGTTGCCGTGAGAATTGGGTTTTGCACCGATCCCGGCAAGGTAAGCTGAAAGTCGCAGGGCATCTGGGCGGTTACGGAAAAATCCAGCACCCCGGCCAGAGCTGAATTGGAATAACGGTAAGGGTATGTATAGGAATAGCACTTGATGCCCTGCAGGCCCTCCCCTTCCATGGTCAGATTCAAGTCATAGGGGGTATACCAGGGCGACAGCGGCATAAACGTCACGGGTACTTCCAGCACGCCGCCTATCCCCAGCTCGGTTTTCTCCATGTCCGTGATATCTACATCACAGAAATACCAGTCACCGTCCGCCGAATAGGCCAGTGTCAGCCGCTCCGCTGCAAAAATCCAGTTGGCAAATTCCCAGTATCCTGTATATGCCCGGGTGGGCAGGAAGACCAGCGTCCCCGTCTTTTCCGTCTGCCCGGATTCCCGGCGTGTCTCGATGAAGAAGCCGTCTGCCTCCATATATTCCACATCGTCGAAAAATCCCAGCCCCGCCGGGCCGGACAAAAAAATCGAGCCGCCCTGCAGCTCGATTTTCTCGCCATATTCGTTTTGAATATAAAATCGCCTCAACTCATGCGCCCTCCTGTCATTCTGGCAAATTCCCGGCCCACCACCCGGGAAATCGTGCCTGCCTTTTTCTGGATATCTGCATCCGAAAGCGACCGGCTCACGCTGATGGGAACGTTGACGGTGATCTGGACGTTGTCGCTTCCCTTTATGATGCCTGCATTTCTCCCGGTTTCGCCATAGCCTCCCGCCGGGAGCTCCAAAGCCGTTCTGCGCATCGCCCCTTCCACGATACCGCCCAACCGGTCCAGGGGGATCACGGCTTCCGGCCCCCGCTCGGCCACGCGGATGATCTGTTCGCGGGACAGGATGCCGCCGCGGGCAAAGCCCTTCACCCGGACGCTGCTGCCGCTGGACGACGTTGAAATATTCACGTTGATGCGCTTCTTTATGCCGGATACCATGGCATTCACCGCGTTATATACCTTTTGGCTGGCATCCGTGATCCCCTTGGCCACATGGGCTACAATGCTGCTTCCCACGGAATCAAACCCCTGACGGGATACGGCCTTGGTTGCCTCTCCCTTTGCGAAAGCAATCTTGTCCACCAGTTCGCTGGAAATAGACGTATCCTGCGATATCACATTGGAATTGTTTTGCACCAGCTGGCTCGCGCCCCGGGTACTGTCGCTTCCCGTAAATTCCGCGTTCATGGATTTTACGCCGGCATCTGCCGCGCGAGTGAGCGCCGCATTAAAGTCCGTAAAACCTTTATCGCCAGCCTTTTTCATGTAATCCACCATGGCTTGTACTTGCGCCCCAGCTTCCGGGCCTTTCGCCCGAAGCTTCGCAAGAAACCCCTTGTCCAGGTTAGAGCCGGCCAGTGTCGCCATATTTTGCGTCCATTTTTCTGTGGCTTCGGCATTTGCGTTCAGATTTTTTATCATGTCCTGCACGGAGACCTTTGTGCCCTGATTGATCCGCTCATATGCGTTGGTGACCAATCCGACCCGTTCTTCCAGGGCGGCCCGCTGTTCTTCGTTTCCCTGCTGAATTTCTGCATATGTATCTTCGTTTGCGGCCCTCCAGGTATCCAGCTGCATTTGCTGTTCTTCGGTCAGCTCTTTCCCGCTTTCCTTTATTGCGATCAGTTCTTCTGCTGTCGCTCGTGATATTTCGCCCGTAGTAGCGGCAAGTGACTTTGCCCCCGCTTCATATAGTCCGAGCTGTTCCTCATTTTCTCGGATTACGCCGGTTGTCTCTTCGATAACCTGATCCAGCGCATCCATGTTTGCGCGCACTTGGCTGATTTCTGCGTCAATGTCTTTAACGGTTTCTTCCGGCCGCAGTCCAGAATTTGAATTTTGTGTATTGGTAAGAATTTTTTGCTTTTCTTCCAACAACCTGTTTAATTCTGCTTCTGCCTGGCTCCTCTGTTCCGTTGCGCCCGCTACAAGTGCCTCTGATTCGCCTATTGCTGCATTTATGTTGGCCAGCTTCTCCTGTCTTGCTTTCTCCCGATAATATTCTGCGTTCTCTTTAATGGCTCTTTCCAGGGCGTCGCTGTTTTTATCGGTGCTTTCAGCGTAGTTATCCACTTCGTCCGCCAGCTCTGGTATAATGGCTTTGAGCTGGCTCCCCGTATTGGCAAGAGCCCGTTGCTTTTGTTCCGCCGTCATGCTGGATTCTTTGATTTCACGCATGCGATCTACAAGCTTTAATGCCGCCGTTTCCTGCCCATTGATTTCTGCGGTTGTTTTTTGGAAGGTTTCTTCATTTTCCTTGGTGGCCTCGGAAAGCTCCTTGCTTTCGTCAACGAGAGCCTGGGTTTCTGCGGACAATTCTTTGGTTTGGCCAACCCACGACGCTAAAAGCGGAATCAGTGCCGCCACTGCGCTTAAAACCAACCCTATGGGGTTCGCCGCCATGGTGGCATTCAGACCCTTCTGCGCCGCATCCGCCCCCTGAATCCCTGCAATAAGCGCCTGGAAAGAGGAGATCAGTGTAGAAGCCCATTGCCCCACTTTCCATCCAGCCATTCCTGCGCCTATGGATGCGATGATCGCCAGAACCGTGTCGCCGTTATCTACCACAAAAATCAGCGCATCGATTAACCCCGGCAGCACTTTTTTGACCAGGCTGTCCAGCGCCGATGATACTTTTTTGATTAGGCGTTCAAAATCCGCACTCTGCGCCACGTCCGCCAGCGCATCGTTCAGCTCCGCCGTTGCGTTTTTCCATGCCGTCATGGCGGGCTGCATGGCCTTTCCCAGATTCGCAACAGACTTTTCATATCGAAGCTGCGCCGCAGAGTATTCCAGCATATCTGCATTGGCCGCCTTATAATCCTGGCTGATCTTTTTCAACCCGGCATTGGAAAGCGTTTTCAGGGCCAATTCCTGCTTCTCGGCCTGGGTGGTACACTTTGCCAGTTCTGCGCTGAAATCATCCGCCGAAATACCGCATCTATCCAGCACCTCGGCAAACTGGCCTGTCGCCGCTCCCGTTGCCAGCGTCTCCTGCAAGGAATCTGCCAGGGATTCAATTTTGATGGTGTCCGGGAACTTGAGTACCGCTCCGGACAGGGTTTCCACCGCATCCGCAAGCCCCTGGCCTTTAAACCCCGCCGCCATCAGGTTGGACAGCGCCTCCACGGAGGAATCCGTCTCATCCGTGATTCCCACCAGGTATTCCAGGGATCCGCTCACATCCTCCAGGCTCATTCCGGCAGATTTTGCATTTTGTTCCAGTTTGGAAAGGTCTCCCCGCAGTTCCTTTGACGCTTCTACAGAGTCCACCAGAAAAGACCCCAGCTTGGAGGCCGCGCCAGCTATCGCTGCTCCCACCGCAGCAAAGGCGACCTTTGACGTTGCGGAGAGCTTTTTCGTCTCTTCTCCGCTTTTATTCGCCTGCTCTCCAAAATCTTTTGTCTCTTCTGCGGCTTCGCCGGTTTCTTTCTCAACCTTTGAGATCGCATCTTCGGTCTCCCGAAGCTGGGATTCATAGGAAGAAAGCTTATCTTTGGTGCTGATGATCTGCCGTTCCAGCTCCCGGTATTGCGCCTCGCCGACTTCTTCCGGGGTCGCCTGGGCAAATGCGGTTTCCAAAAGCTGGAGCTTCTTTTTTGTGTCATCGATGGTCGTGTTTAAGACCGCCTGCTTTTGCTTCAGCAAATCGATGTTTCCGGGGTCTACATTTTTTAACAGCCGGTTGATCGAATTTAGTTCACTGTTTAGACCCGTGGATGCCTTAGTCGCCTCTTTGATCGCTGCAGTGAGGGGCTGAACATTGCCGTTTATTTCTATTGTAATTCCTTTAAGTTTGTCTGCTGCCACTCTTTCCCCTCCTTCTTATAAATATTTGTCGATATCTGCCTGGGTGGCAATCCGGATTCTGTCCTCCTCCGGGATGAACTCGCTTAGCACGTCCATCACCATGCCAACGCTCATATGCTCTAAATCTGCGACGGAAAAGCCGTTACTTATCACAGCAGCAATGTAGTTCTGCGTGGTCAGCTCTCCGCCGCGCCGGCGTTTTTTATTTTTGTCAGCGAGGTCATGTTGACCATGAGCAGCTCCATGCACTCCTTGATGATATCCACCACCGGAAATTCGCCGATTTCTTCCACCCATTCCCGGAAGGGCTTTGCCTGCGGATCAGCCGCCCTGGCCATGCACCAGACCATTTTCATGATCCCGACGGTATCGATCCCCGCTCCCAAATTGATTTCCATTTTTTCGTTGACCAATCCGAAAATACTCATCTGCACCTTGAAAATTTCTTCGCCAAAGTACTCCCGGTATAACAGAGGCAGCATGGCGTTAGCTTTCAGCCGAACCTTCCGGTTCCCGATTTTTACTGTCTTTTCCATTTCTTTTTCCTTTCTTTTTTTTGTATAACAAAGGGCACCCGGTTCTCCGAATGCCCTTCTGTTCTCGCAAAATAAAACCGCCTTTTTGGGGGCGGCTTTATTTAGCCACTATCTATAGCTTTTGTTATTCGTTTTCACAATTTCTTCCCGGACATCTTCTGGCAGAGACATAAAATCTAATACCTCCGGATTTTCCAAATCGTAAGAATACATTTCCCTTTCCATTTCGTCATCTTCTTTTCCCACTTCTTTCATATATCTGAATACACTGAAACTTATTTTTGAATCAGAGAAATCCTCAAAAAAATATCCATCGCTGTCTTTTGGTGGGTCTAAAGAAAAAATTACATACCTGAAACCATCATCTCCATCATAAATCACAACGTTCGGAAAATCCTCAAAAATGAGGTCATGTTTTTCACTATCTATATGGCATGAATAGCTAATGTCCACTTCATCTCGCACCCAAAAACGATCGTTTTCTGATAATTGGTCAATCGATGTTTTGTCTATTTTACATATAACGTATGGTGTGAAAATGTATTTTCCATATAAATCGCCCGCCGCTTGATACATTTCTACCGACAATACATCAAGAGTGGAATCTTTATAATATGGCACACTATACGGTAGATTTTCAATGTCTATATTTTTATAGGTCGGTGGTGTATAAGAATTTCCTCCACACCCCACCATCGTAACAAGCAAAATAACGCATAATAAAACGGAAAAAATCTTCCTCATTTGGTTTTCCTCCCCTTTTTACCAATATTATACAATTTTATCCATTGAAGGTAAAGGGGAAAGAAACACATTTGTTTTTATTCAAGAGGGCGGTTCCCCGCCCCCTTCTGTCACGATTTTGTCACTGTAATCGTATAGGTTTCACTTACGCTTCCGTTGGTCACTTTGATTAGAACGGTATTTTCCCCGGGATCCCAGGCAATCGGGCTTCCGTTGGCAACCGGTTTCCCATTATTGGTAATCGCAATCGTGGAAGATGCCAGCGTGGCGACCGCGCTGATGGCATTCGTCGCGTTCGTTGTCGTCGCCGTATACTCCTTAGTTGCCGATGAAAAAACCGGCTTCAGGGAAACTGTTCCCAGGGACAGCGCCTTCAATGTCGCGTCCGGCGTAAACTCGCCGCTGCGCACATGCACCTCGCTGAACCAGTTTGCATATACCTCCGGATCTGTGTCGTCGGTGGTATGGGCCTTTACATCCTGCGTATTGGGGAGCGGCATGACGGTAATATTTGCCGTGGCCGTCTGGGGTTCGGTAGATTCTCCGATTGTTGCGCTTGTCTCATTAGGCCGCTCGACCTGCACATAGTATAGCACGCGCTTGGCCTGCTTTTCATCTCCCTCCACCTGATAGAGCATCGCCACCGGCGCGGGCTGCACCGCCGCATTTTCCACAAG